GACAAGATGGAAACTTTGGTGGTACTGGATTTAAAAGAAATGTAAGAGATTATCTTCGAAACATGACTGAAAATCAAAGACAAATTCATTTAGCAACAATGGGTAAAGAAGATGAACCTTATAGAATTACTGTTGATTTAGAAGATCAACCAAACTTTGGTGAGAACGAAAGAGCATTTCCATTAATTCGTGGTCTTGTTGAACGGTATGAAGAAATGGCTAAAATGTATAAAGAGTTTCCTGGTGAACTTGTTTGTATGGAAGATTATTTTAAAGGTGAAACATATAATCCATATAATAGAGAAATCACTTGGGTAAAACCAATGCCAATGCCAGAACAATATGAAAACTTTAATGTCGAATCTTTATTTAAAGAAAAAGGTTGACATTTCAAATAAACTGTGTTATAATAGCTGAAATTAAATTAAAAAGGACTATCTTATGAAAGATATACAAATCGTACGACTCTCGACTGGAGAAGAAATAATCGCCATAGTCGTTTTTGATAAAGGATTCTATACATTAAAAGATGCAATTCTTTTAGTGCCGGCCGGTGAAGGTAAAATTGGAATGGTTCCATTTGTACCTTACGCAAAAAGACAAGACTTTGTTATTGGTGAAGCACACGTAATGTTTGTTGCGGAACCTGGTGAAGAACTTGTAAAAGAAGTTGTAAGAGCAACTTCAGGTATTGAATTAGCCACAGGCCCTGGACTTAAATTAGTATAATGATTACTATATACGGTAAAGAGTCTTGTGCATATTGTAATATGGCTAAAACATTATGCGAGCAAAAAGGTGTTGAGTATGAATACTTAATGCTTAATGAGGATTATACTCCACCGCAATTTTTTGAAAAATTTCCATCTGCAAGAACATTTCCGCAGATAGTAGTTGAAGATAAAAATATTGGTGGATATAACGAACTAATGGAGTATTTTGAAAATGAGTAAAGATTGGGTACAAGATATTCATGACATGCAGACTAAATATCAAACTCGCGAATGGGTTAGATATAGTATGCAAGACGATGAAAAGCTTAAAGAGTTTTTAAAGTTTAGAATTAACTTTCTCCAAGAAGAACTCGACGAAACAAGAAAAGCATTCAATAATGAAGATGCAGAAGAAATCGTAGATGGTTTAATTGATCTTTGTGTTGTTGCAATTGGTACATTAGATGCCTATGGTATTGATGCACATAAAGCTTGGGATACAGTTCTCAAAGCAAATATGGCAAAAGAAGTAGGTGTTAAAGAAACAAGACCCAATCCACTGGGCGTACCAGATCTTGTAAAACCTGAGGGGTGGACTGCTCCAAGCCATGAAGATAATCATGGTATCTTTCAAGATTTATTTTAAGGATATATTATGAAAACATTTAGAAAAGAATTACTTGCTGTATCAAAACAGCATTTTGAAGCACACGTTGCTAAACATAGAATTAATATTGAAGTTCTATTAGAAAATAATGTGGGTGTCGCAGAACATCCAGACGTTATGGAAACAATTGAAAAGGAACTTGCTATTATTGCAGATTATAATGATAAAATTGCAATGATTGATAAGTACTTTCACACACCTGAAGCACCAAGACTTCCGTAAAAATAATTGAAAAAAACAGTTTACTTTTGCGAAAAAGTGTGGTATAATAGTGTCTATATTATGGAGATCTTATGAGTAAACAAACCAATCCCGAAGCAGTCAACGTTCTTCAAGAATGTATCGACTTACAGTTGAAAAAATCTCGCGATTATCAAAATCCAAATTCAACTGTTCAACAAGCAGATTACTACCCTCGTGGTATTGATTCAATCTATGATGTTATGAATGCAAAAATGCTCCGTATGAAATCAGTTATGGAAGCAATGCAAAGTGATGACTATAATCCAAATTTCGAATCACTCGAAGATTCAGCAAAAGATTTAATTAATTATTCTGCATTTTTTGTTTCATATTGTCGTGGTAAAATTCCAGGACAAAATACTAATAATGATGTATACAATAGGAGAATTAAATAATGAGTAATGTGATTATTCCTTCAAGTGATGAAGATAAAAAAAGAATTAAAGGTGCTATGGAAGAAATGAGTAATTCATTTACTCGAGTAGAAGCCGAACGTTCTTTTCAAAAAGAAGCAATTAATGCTTTAGCCGAAGATGTAGATATTCCTAAAAATATTCTACGTAAAATGGCTAGGATTTATCATAAACAAAATCTACCCGCAGTTGTAGCTGAACTTGATGATATTGAAACACTATTGGAGACCATTTAATGCCTAGAAAAGTTTGTGTTATTGAAGTAGTAGATCCAGAAGCAAATGAAGAAGAAGTTGCAGTTGCTGGTAAATTCTGGGTCAAATATTATGAGCTTGAAGAAGGTGAATCTATTGATGATGCTATGGAATCCTATGGAACTTTTGTAGATGATCTTGATTTTCTGCATGAGGATTTTGCAGAATGGGCTGAGGAGTTTTAATGTTAAAAGTAAAAGATATACGTAATCAAATTGTAACCGATTATCTTCAAGGTGATTGGGTTATTGATCGTACAGGTGCTAAAACAATTGAAGTACTTGGTGCGACATTTATTGCTGACGAGGATTATGTTATTCGTAAACCAGCTTATGAATATATTGAACGTGAACTTCAATGGTATAAAAGCTGTTCATTAAACGTTAATGATATTCCTGGTAAAACTCCACAAATTTGGTTAGATGTTTCTGATGATAATGGATTCATTAATTCAAATTATGGTTGGTGTATTTTTACTAAAGAAAATGGTAATCAATACGAAAACGTTTTAAGAGAATTATCTAGGAATCATAACTCTCGTAGAGCAACAATGATCTACAATCGTCCAAGTATGCATACAGATTATAATGCTAATAATATGAATGACTTTATGTGTACTTACGCAAATACATTCTATATTCGAAATAAGCAATTAATATCTCATTATATTATGAGATCTAATGATGCTGTTTTTGGTTATAATAATGATTATGCATGGGCACGTTATGTTCAATCAAAACTTGCAGATGATCTAGGTGTAGAAGTTGGTGATTTAATTTGGACCGCTTCTAATTTTCATGTCTACGAAAGACATTTCAACTTTATACAAGACTACATTAATGAGCGTCAAGTGGGATAAAAGATTTCTCGGTTTAGCAAGAGAAATTTCAACATGGAGTAAAGATCCAAGTAAACAAATTGGTGCAGTTTTCGTTTCTGACGAAAGACGCATTCTTGCAACTGGATATAATGGCTTTCCACGCAACATTGAAG